AGCCATTTTGGATTCTAGACGTTTTCATTTTGAAGCTTATGCCATTAATGAAACATTAGCTAAAGAACACCTAAAAAAGGGATTAAATAATCACGCTAAAGATTATCAAATGCCCCTTGATTGGTGGCATGAATATGGAGGTGATATTTATGTTGTTGAAATTGAAATTGGTAGACCAGATTTTAATTCATGCTATCGGGATAATCATTTAATATCGGAGAAAAAATGACACAAATAGATGCACTCACACAATGCTTGGTTTTAGCCATTACCGCACCAACTGACGAAAAGGCAAATCAGGCAAGCCAACTAGCAGAACAAATAGCACAAGGGTTGACCAAAAAACAGGTTAACCAATGCAAGAAAAAAGCCCTTGAAATATTGGAGAACGCATGATTTATGCTTGTGTTGCCCTAATCCTCCGAATACTAAGCGGGAAACGCTAAACCCAAGCCCTCTACGGAGGGTTTTTTGTTGTCTAAAATTTAAGCCCTTAGTGGCTTTTTTTGATTGGATGCATAGTTGGTATGCACCGATGATAAAAAACCGCTCAAAACTCGTTTAAATCGATCCTAGAGGGCTTTTTGTTGTCCATCAATAGTCGGATTGTTTCATTGAGTGCTGCCAACTCGTCCATTTTGTAGACGTTCCATAGTCTACGTTGACCATGAATCCCGTTAACCGATCCTCTGTGGCAATCTGCACAAAGTGGCATTGATGTGAACCATTGACCTTGATTTATCTCATGGCATTCGCTTGGGGCTTGTGCCTGGCAAATGATGCATGGCATGAGTTTGATTTTGGCAATGTGCAACCTTTCCCCTGCGGTAGGTTTAGGTTTATTCTTTGATTGCATTATTGGGTTGCTTTAACTTCTAATCTAGCACTGTATTGTTGTGTTCTCCAAACCTCTATTTTGGCTTGTGCTGCGGTCATCATCCATCGGTAGGTTTCCTCTTTTTCTACCGCTTCCCTGATTCCCTCCAATATTTGAATATATTCGGGGTGAGCATAAGCAAAGGTTTCCTGCTTGCCAAGAACCTCAGTCCCTGCTTGGCTTGCCAGTTGGGCCTTGCGGGACTTGCGGAACTCTTCCAAAAACATCCTGTCAGCCTTACTTTTTGCATACAAAGGGGCGGTGTCGATTAAGTATTGAATAGCTTTGGTTGGTTCGTTCATACATCCTCCAACTTATAGTTGAGTTTGTGATTCTGAAAACGCATTGCTGCTTCCATTTCCAATTCAGCACAAGCCTCTTCTGACATACATCCCACAATATCACGCCCAGAGAACCAAACTTCTTTTATTGATTCGTTATAGGTGGATTTGTCCTCATCCATTTCGTATTGATAGACTACTGTCACTACTTCGCTACCTTGTCCGATTGTTGTGTCAAATTCCCATGTATTCATAATATTCACCCTTGTTAAAACCTTTAATTTACTCTTGTTTGTTTCTTTTTCTATTGGGACTTACCCTTAGATAAGCTCTTCTTTCACCATTACTTCAACCATGCCAACAGTCCCGTAAACCTTTGTAGAGTGAAGTGAAACAATCTGACTGTCATCTAGGAAAACAATCCCGTTCATCCCATCAAATACCGCTTTGCAATAATTATCTATGTCACTTTTCTTTGTTGGGCGCTCCTCTCCTGATAAACAGGCTTGAGTTCGCTTTTTACTGTAACTGGCGGGAATTGGTAAGGTGATGTAGATGTACGCACCCACAGGGGTTTCTAGGGGTTCGCTACTGCCCATTGCCACTTGTGCTGCCTCGCTGACCTTAGTTTCATAGTCAACAGTAGTCTTGGGTGAATAAGTTGACACAAATTTGCCCCTTCTAGCAAACCTTGGCCTACCCTTGGGTACTGGTGTTCCTTCCACCATAAAAGTGACCATAAATGTCATTTGATTATGTCCTCGACTTTCTGTATCTTTTGTCCAATCCAATTCATAACAGGCACTGCCATGCTGTTACCCAATGATTTGTATCTTGGGCCATCAGGGGTTGCTCTACCTTTGGGCTTGATGTCGGTGTAATGGTCTGGAAAGCCCTGTAATCTCTCGCACTCAGTTACCGATAGTCTTCTGACTGCAACCTGCTCAGATATGAAGGTCTGTGCATGGTGTGATTGTGTGCTTGGTTGTAGAGCTTTTAAAGCTGTAGAAACCTCTAGTTCTGTGGCACTAAAGGTGTTTGCCTTTGCATCTTCTCTAATCGAATATGCGGCTATTGCTTGTGGGATTAAACGTCCCGTATAGGCATCTTGACCGCTGTAACCGCCAGGGTGACTGTCTGCACATAAAGCACCAACTGTCTCCTGAATTGTCTGTGAAACCATTGGAGCATTACCACCACCAGTTCCCCATCGTGAGGTTACTGTTGAGCAAACACCCTCCAGCTCTTTAACCCTGCTGTCAGCGGGATGGTTTTCATAAACTCTTTGGGTTACGCACTCTTCATGGTTGTTACGACTGATTCCAAAGCGTGCTGCAATTGTTCCGGCAACTTCTTGCCCCTTTTCTCTGCGCGGCGCAGGATTCCCGCACAGGCTTTCTCGCTCAAAAAGTACCGCTGTGGCAGGTCGCCAATCTCCAAGATATCCGACAACAAACACACGTTTGCGTCTTTGGGCCACTCCGAAGTACTGAGCGTCAAGCACCCTGTATGCGAACCCATACCCGCAGATTGCCAACCCTCCGAGGAAGCTACCAAAGTCCCGTCCATCAGCGGAGGACAAAACGCCGGGGACATTCTCCCAGACCAACCAACGGGGGCGATATTGTTTAGCAATGGCAAGATAGGTAAGCATGAGGTTACCACGAGGGTCATCCAATCCTTTTCTGAGTCCTGCGACTGAGAATGATTGACAGGGAGTTCCTCCAACGAAAACATCGATATTTGATTCAATTTGCCACTCCTTAAATTTTGTCATGTCGCCCAAGTTGGGGACTGTTGGATAGTGATGTTTCAATACTTGGCTCGGAAAAGACTCAATCTCTGAGAAGCCAACAGGATTCCAACCTAGAGGATGCCAAGCAACTGTTGCTGCCTCTATCCCACTACATACCGATAAATAGTTCATTCAATTTGTCCATCTTTCATTTGACGCATATAAAACCTGACTCGATCTCTTGCGCCTGATCCATAGACCTTTTCGCAACGCTCAAGCCTGGCACGAACAAAATCGTTATCTCTGTTTGATTGCCAAGTTCGGTATATTTCCCTTGCTTCGGCTTTCTCTAAAATAACTCTGTCTCCTGCATTGGATATTGTTTTCCTGCTGTACGCCATAGGGGTTTACTCTAGGTCGCCAGTAAGCTCTAAGGCTTGATTTATCAGGTGAAGCGGAAAGGGGACTCCCTCTTTTACTTTGTCCAACAGGATGTGGGCTTCATAGTGGCTCACGATTTGTTCCTTAATTGAGCCATTGCTTGCCTAATGTGTTCAGGCATAGGAACGGCTTTTTTGTTGTCAGCATCAATCTTGGCAAGGGCAGGATCAATTTGCACTTCAACTTTGATCCCGAAGCCTTCAGGAATCTCAGCCCCATCCCATCGTTGTTGGTTCAGATAGACCAAAGGTGCGGGAATGAAAGCACCATCGTCTTTTCGCCAGGCATCGGTGGTTTTCATCCACTCAATGTGCTTGATGATTTGGTCTGCACAAGTCTCGCAATAGTACTTTTTCCACTTTGTCAAACAAGCAGACTTACCGCCTTTTCTGAACGACTTAGGCCATGCTGCCCAGAATAACTCAAACTTTTCCATCTTCTTGACTCCTATCAGGTTCGGGTTTTTTTACTTCAACAATCTCATATCTTCCACAACTTCGACAAGTCCAAGCCTCTCGGTTGTTTGTCAGTTGATGTTGTCCTACTACTCCTCCACACTTACATATCCTCATAAGTTCCTCTTTGGTGAATGTTTGAGCAAAGCAAAGCCTTACCGAGTCAAAACTCAGTTTTCGCTCTGCTTGTGGATAACTTCCTCTTCGGAGCCATGTCATCGCATCGCATCGGACAGACTTCTGAGACTTGCGTCCCAACCACTCGGCTCTATCCTTAGCCCACCGCCCCTGCTTTAGTTCGCTCGTGTAACAGGGTATCCCTAAATGCAACCACCGACGTACCGCATTGCATAGCCACCAAACGCAAAAAACCCCATAAATCACTCTGTGGTCTTGGCTCTTGGCGAGAGCAACAACGGACGATTGAAAACGATCAAAAGTTCGCCTGTTGTCAGGCAAGACCACACAGAAATCTATGGGGTTTCGTATCGTTTTCATCGCCTGATGCCACTCAGACGATTTGGATTATACACAGTTCTTTCATGTGTCAAGAAGTTTTTTTCAAATAAATTGATTATTTGTGATTTCATTTGTTGGTTGTCTGCCAAGCAATCGTGTAGCTTGGGCGTTCATAGTCGCATATTCAGACTTAGAAAAGATGCCTTGGGCGTTTCTGACATCAAACGGGTTTAGCAAACACCTAGGTTCTTCTACCTTTTCAACCTCAACCATGTGTGGCTCTAAAGTGTACTTACAAACCCAAGAACGTCCTAACTTTACTTTTTCAACTGTAATCTTTTTCTTGCGAAATAAATGTTTGCAAGCAGCCACGATATGTAATCTTGGGATGCCCGTTAAATCCTCTATTTGGTATGAATTTAGCGATCCATTTTGTAAACATTTGATGATGGCTTCTTGGGTCATTTGTAAAGGTTCTCCAGATTGATTTTGCGGTTCAGGTGTAGTTCTAGTGTTCTGCCAATTAAAGCGGTCAAAGTAGCCTCTGTGTCCTCTGGTAAGTTGGTATAAG